TTTCCCAGTCACGATCGCAGGCAAATTGTGCCATAGCTTCTGCGGCAGCCTTGCCAAAGGCATTTCCGCCTCCTACGACATCTGGTAGCTGCATACCCGGTCTGGCGAGCGCCGGGAATAGCTCTTGAAGTCGATCTTTATTTTCCGGGTTATTCACGAATCCGAAGAACGCGCCTACGTTGTTATCGAACTCTTTACGCAACTCCGCCGGGAGATCGTTGAAGATGGTTTTTGCTCGCGCCATCGTATTCTGCATATCTTCGAAATTGCGCTCGTTGAAGTTACTGAAGTCTCCGTACTGGCCACCATAGTTGGCCAAATGACCGAGCGACATACCGTGTTTTTTCGAATCCAAGATCCGATTGATATTGCACTCGTCTTTTTGTTCCTGAGACGTCAGATGTTTGTCTTTGCACAGCACGCCAGTAGCGAACCGCTGTGCTTTCCTTTCCGCTTTAGTAAGCGTTTGCTTTGCCATTTTCTATCTCCAATTTTCGCTTTCCCGTCGACGTACATAGTCGCGCCATGTTTTTGAGCGTTTGAACTCTTCGCGACTTAGCTTCTTACCGCGAATTTGACCAGCCGATTTTCCGAAAGATGACAGATAACGACCATAAACTTCGTCCAGCTCTTTTGCCTTTTGCTGATTCGACCGATCTTGCCTTCTTGCCGGCCGATCTACAGCATATGAAGTTGTCCGAATAAGTCCGCTGAAGATGTTCCACAAATCTCGCGACGTCCGCTCGAAGTTTTTCACGCTATCGCTATGTTGACTCAGGAATTTTTGCGCCTCTTCCATAAACCAACGTCTGACCATACTAGGATCGTGGCGCACGTGATCTGGCACGAATCCCATTAGCGACTGTAACCAGAACGCCGCCGGCTCGCGAATGTCCGCGTTGTACTTTGCCAGCTGCTGTTGGATTCCGATTAATTGCGTATTTGCACGCGATTGCTCAGCACCAGCTCGAGTAGCATCCTCCTGTGCAGCCAAGTTCTTAAGCTGTTGCTCTTGGAACTTAATTGCCAGGGCCGAGGTAACGCCAGCCTGAGTACCTTCGACAGTAGACTTGCCGACATTCTGCATATTCGCCATTGCTCCTGCAGGTGTCGACGCATCGAATCTCGCAGCAAGGATTGGATTAATGCCCGCTGCACGCATGTCCGCCATTCTTCGCTGAATCGCTGTATTAGACATGTACTCCTGAAACTGTCTGTTACGGGCAGCTTCCTTACGATTTGCCCGATTCTGAAAGAGACCTCCGAGAAGGCCGGCGACACCGCCGGCCGCACCTCCGAGGAACGATGCCATTCCCCGCGATCCTGACGATGGACCTGCTGATTGACCTCCGCCGTAACCACCGGCGGGATATTGTCCGAAAGGCATGTCATTACAACCTCGCTAATCCGGGGACGCCGTTGAGACTCAGCGCCTTAGTCGAATACATCTCTGTGTGAATATCTGCCAAGAAGTGATCCACTGTGCTGGTTTGAACTACGCGGCCCATCGGGACTGATGCTTTGATAAACGTATCGTTAAGCGTAGGGGTTCCGACGAAATCTTGTGCCACGTGCCAGGTGTCCAGGCTTGCACTGTAATCAGGTCTAAATTCTCTAGAAAGGCGATTGATTCCGATCCGACCTTCTTCGTATCGAGGCTGGTATCCAAATACCACGTCGTCTGAGGCGTTGTTCTGGTAGTAAATCTCATTCGTGAGAACCGTTTGATCTCCTATTCCTTGAAACTCTGGCCAGATAAAATCGTACCGCGTTGAGTACTGAAGTTTTTTATTAAGGCCTTGGTGATACGTAAGGTCAGCATCCACCGATACAATGCCCATGAGGATAGAAGGTTCTGTGGCTCTGTACGTGAAACGCGCACCTTCAAATGTGCCCGCGCCGATAGCTCCAAGTTCACCGAGTGCCTGTTCACTGCCTGTTGCTCCTGAGTCCGCGGCCGAGTTCATAACCGGTGTAATAACCAAAGGCGCTCTGCCTCCTGCGACATAGCCCGGTGCATACTTTGTATCCAGAAATTCGGTTCCGTAGTGCGCCCGAATAAGGTCGCCGAACCTTTGTCCAGCACGATTATCACGCTCCAAAAACTGCTGAAGCGCAACTGCATTTCGCAACTCATTAATCGTCGTGTTCGGGTATAGAGCTTCGCTTTGCGTACCAGAAGTGCCAGAAAGGTCGACCAAGGCATCGTCTGCATCCAAGTGGCGCCATGCGGAATTGTTCGTACTGTAGACCGCGACGTCTTGTCCCGTAACGACATCGGTTGAAATCTCTCCGCCAATAGTGACTGAATCTCCACGCTGCGGCTCTGGTGTGAGGTTAGTGAAGTAGTCAAAACGTTTGCCTCTCTGCTGAAGTGCTACGTCGTTGATTGAATCCGGACCATCGCCTGTATTTAGCGTCAAGCTGTCCTGAATTGAGCTGTCCCGGTACCAATAGTTATAAATGCTCGCGTACGCTCTCGAAAGCATGCATGTCGCATCTGGTCCATTGAACGACGCTACGTGAGGAATGCCGAAATGATCCAGCAACCTTTGAATCGTACTATCGCCCTGCATGTTTAGTGCAGCGCCTGTGTACGTCGGTAACGTGTAATCGATCGAATCTCCCGGGTTCTCTCTCTCACCAAAGAACTTACGAAAGTTAGTCCACAAGATTCTGAACGGAACGTCGAACCAGTGCACCGTCACGTAAAGATTATCCATCAGCGGAAACTCAAGCGGATTTGAGATACGAACGAACAACCTTGTCGTCGCTCTCCTCACCTCGCCAGGATAAATAAAATCCCAATAGAACGGAATCAGGAACGAAGCATTGAACGTAGTCTTGTGAGACTCGCTTACATTGAACGTTGACCTTCCCGGTTGGGGTTCTCGATTCGTCGCATACGAATCATTCATACTGCTGCGCATTTTACTCTCCTTCGATCTTCTCGATCTGATCCTGTAATGCTTTTAATCTTGCCATTTTCTCGACGCGCATTTTCACCGCGTCAAGTCCGTAAATAACTCTCCGTGGGTCGTATTGATCTATCTGCATCGACTCATCGCAGTAACTGCCGATGTGATACAGAACGTAGTCGTCCGGGTTTTGCGACATTGTATTTTTCGGGTCCGTTAACGCCATACTAAAATCACGAATTGCCACTTCCTCCGCTTCGTAAAAGATCGGCTTCATCGTAACCTTTGCCTGTGTATCCATCACTACATAAATTCCGACGATCATAATTTTTCCTCCAGTAGATTTTTGAAAATATCGCAGTTTTCGAACTGCTTTATTGTTAGCCGGTTTCTAACCGGGTATCCAAGCGCGTCCAATTTTTCGTGGTACTCGTCGTACGCACTAATCAGTAACGCCTTACGATTCTCTTCTCTTTCTATTTCCTTCCAGTGTACACATAAGTTCATCACATATTCCTCCTAAGCATTGCTATTCTTGCATCTTCTACTTTTCCTCGAGACTCTATTGATGGACCGTTCTCGAGACTTTCCAACATGTTTTTTCTACGCTCTTCCTTAACCTCGTCGACCATCTCCGGATCGAATAACTCTTGTATTGCGTCGTAGTAACGAACTGGTTTTCCGACAACGCCTCTTCCGGGTATGACCATCCTGTCTTGCGGGTACATTGAATCCCAGTATTTGCCGGCGTATCCACCGCCGATGCCGGGATTCTTCGACATATACGCGAACTCCTGCTCAACATCATCCCATCTATCAAGCAATGGGTCGTACCGGGTGTAATGGCCTTCGTCGACTGGCCTCCCTGATTGTTTCTTCATCACATAGCGGGCAACATAAGCCGCACTTTCAAATGAACAGGAACCTATTTCATGAAATCCAAATGGCCACAACGACTTCAACAACTCAGACTCGTATACAACGAGACCCTCGCGCTCGCCTACTTGCTTACGATCTGGAAATCCATATCCAAGCACGATAGCGTGATAGTGAGGGCGCTGAACCGATCCGCACATCGGACAATTTTGCTTACCGTGTTTTGGGCATGTAGAGCCGTACTCGCCGGCAGCATAATA